ACGTTGGTCTAAAAACGGTATGTATACCGCCGGTTTCTGGTCTAGGTGGTTACTTTGGAGTCAACCGTCTATGACAAAAGCTAAGCGACTGATGTCCTCGCGTTTCGGTTTGCGATTTGTTTAAGACCTCTACGATTTAAAGCACCTTGAAGATTTTTGAGTAAATTTCTTGGCATCACAGGTCGCACGTTACCACCACGAGAGGGAACAACACGCTTCATAGGAGGAGGTGGTGGAGGTGGGAGAGGAACTCTGGTACCCATGTTTAACAGAGATTTGCACATACCAACTGTCTGTTTTGCATTTTTAACACGGTTTTCCATGTTTCTACGAACTTTTTTACGCAACTCTTTAATGGTTAATTTCATACGTCTACCATTCACATCTTTTGTGACACGCTGACCAGTTGCCTTAACTTTTTCCTTCAACTGCTTGTAGTCCATTAATATTGATAAAGAAAATGTTTGAAATATAATTATGTCATATAAAGAAGATCTAACAGAGACGAACCGACTCATACGAGAAGTACTTCTTCCTGAGATGGCAAATTTAAGAGGGGAACTTAACGAGTTGCGGCGATATACCTGGCCATATATACAAGCTCTAAAAGAGAACAATCAACTTGACGACATTCAAGCGAAGCGGAATTTTTCGCATCACTTGGATGATGAAACATTACTTCAGTTACTGAAGATCAAGGCTCTTCATCATCAAAGACGAGGAGAGAATGGAACTTTGACACTAAGAGAATTTGATTTGATTAGAAAAAATTGTCCGTCCGGTACGTCTTAACAGTGTAAACACCATCCTGTCCGTATACTGTTACCTGTTCACCACCATACAGCTCGGGGCAACCGATGTCTTCTGTGCATTCGCGACCATCGATGGAAACTGGGATGGGATAAATTTGGTCACCGAGGGTGGTTGTGTGATAGTGATAGCGGTCACGCCTGTTACGAACTTCGCGGCCATAGAGGGGTAAAGTTTCACCAGCCTCGTTTGAAAGAAGACCAATCTGCTGGAAATATCCGGGTTTGTATTTCTTGATGGGTGGACCCCTGTACTCTGGTGGCATCCGCTGACTTTCCACCTTTACGGGAACTGGTACCTTCACTGGGACGGGAACCTCCACTTCGATTGGATTCCTCACCAAGGCGTAAATCATGATCACGGGAATAGACAGAAGAACTATAGAATTGACAAGCTTATAGTTAATCTTCATCTTTATAATAAGCCATGAAAATATTGGGGATCGATATCGGATATACAAACATGGGCCTGGTCATGGCATTATGTCACGGACATAGAATAGAAATTGAATACCTAAAAAAGGTTGATTTGGGAGACTACAAATATTCTGGTAAAAGTAATGATACCGCCGTTTTGATATCTTTATTTGTGGAAGAATATGAACATATATTTAAAGAAGCTGATGTGATTCTCATAGAACGACAACCACCATCTGGGATGAATAATATAGAAGCATTACTACATTACATCTTCATGGATAAAGTAGTTTTGATATCCCCTCTTAGTGTCCATAAACACTTTGGTATGGATGGTTTAAACTACGAAGAACGAAAAGAAAGAAGTGTAAGAATAGCCAGACAATACATAGAGGAAATACCATATGATCGTGAACACGATATAGCAGATGCTCTATGTATGATTATACATTACAACTGGAAAGTGACTATTCATTTTTTCGACTCATTTAGATTTAAACCCCATGATCGTATTAATGCGGCCAAGTCTTATCTGAACCAACATCCAAAGGGCAAAAGCGGATAACTTAATAATCTTACCAGACGCGTCATCTGAAACATTATACACTGGGTCAAGAACTCGTGACATAAAAGTTTTCGATTTTTCCTGACCAGTTAAGTATACCTCAAGTTGTGTCAGACAGCATGTGTCATCATTGGTTATCCAGTGGAAAAATACGAATGGTATGAACAGAGAGTACATCTCAAGCCATCGAACATCTTTGACAAACATGGGGACGATCACCGCCGCCACCAGCATAAGTAAGTGAATCACAAAGATTATGTTCATATATAGTAGACGATGAAAAAATCGTGGAACGATCAACATGAAAATATATTGAGACAATGGGGTGAGGCCTCGGCCTGTTATAGGTACATGAACCACCGAGCCTTCCTCATGTACAAAACTCTTTCGATGCGTTTTACATTACCAGTCATCGTTCTTTCGACAATCACGGGTACGGCCAATTTTGCCCAGGATCAGTTTCCAGAATCGATACAGGGAAGTGTTCCTGCTATGATTGGTGGTCTAAATCTTATTGCCGGACTTATAGCGACCGTGATGCAATTCTTAAAAATTAATGAATTAATGGAGAATCATCGAACTGCTGCACTGTATTACGGTCTATTGTCGCGTAATATTAGGTTAATGTTAGCTCTTCCACGCGAAGAACGTAAAAAGGATGGTCTCAAGTTTGTCGAAGAATGTAAAGCTGAGTACGATCGCCTCATTGAGCAATCACCACCCGTTCCAATAAACATCATCAAGAATTTTGAACTGACGTACCCAGATGATGATTGTGATTTCATTAAACCGGAAATACTTGATGTTCGACCCATTCATGTCATAACTGCTATCACCGAAGATACACCATTCTCTAAGGTGGGGAAAGCTTTCCAATCTGATGAAGAGAAGTCTGAAGAATCGACAGACGTCGAACAAGGTGAACGACGAGAATGAATAAGATGAGGTTGAATATAGTTATAGATAGAGCGTAAGGGAACACTTTCTGTTTTAAAGGTTTGACTACCCTCTCATGTAGTGCGTCATTTTCCAGCACCAAATCTATGGCCTGATTAGTAAGATCATCCATGGACCGCTTCATTAAAATAATTCCACAAAAAAACAATGACAAAGGGGACACGGTTCACGTCGAAGAATTCAAACGCATTAAACACCTGATTAACGAGAATCAAAATGTATTTATATGCGGTCCAACCGGTGTGGGTAAAACACATTTACTTAGACAAGTTGTTGATTTGAACAGATGTATAGAAATACATAAGAAGACAACAATCGAATATTTGAGTGATACATGTGCACCGATTATTGTGGAAGATTATGATGCCGAACCACTGCTATACAAAAATTTAGTAGATCATGTGGTTGACAATGGGACAGTGAATAATAAATCACTGATTGTGACATCTATCAATGGGTACCTACTTCCAAACTTTCAAACAGTTTTTATTAAACCCCTCACCGTAGATCAACTATTGACTATAAAGAATGGTAAAGATGCTGAAGAAGCAGCAAGAAAATCAAAAGGGTCCGTTCGAAATTATCTCAACTACATGGAAAATTATGATGACATAGATGATTTTAAAACGTCAAAGGAATTCGTGAAAGAAATTCTGTGTACAACCGACCCGTTCCCATGGTATGATAGTATACCCGAACATGGTCATATATGCGACACCCTACAAGAAAACTTTGTTGAATCAAAGGGTGCAGACATTATACGTATATCAAACTCCCTCTCAGAAGCCGACGTCTTTGATACATATATTTATAATGGACAATGGAACCTACTCCCTTATTATACTCACACGGGTATACGAATTCCAAAAGCGTATCTTGAAACTCCACTCAATCCAGATACCATCAGATCTGGTAGTGCATGGACAAAGTATGGAAATTTTAAAATGCGTTTCAAAAAGTTCAGTGAAATCAGACGAAAATCCGGAAACCGCCTCGGAGTGGAAGAGATGTGCCTATTAAAGAGATATGCAGAGCTTGGACGCTATGATAGGTTAATAGACTATGGAATAACTCCACAAGATTTTGACGTGATGAACCACCTAGCAGTGACAAGTAAGTTAAAACAAAGAGACGTCACAAATATAAAAAAGGCTCTCAAAAATGTCATCGAAAGACGAGAGTGAAGATACCCCGACGACCGTCAAGACCATCGGTAACGAGATGTTCTTTTACGGAGAGATTACCCAAGAAAGTATTCTAGAATTTACCGAATGCTTCAAGAAACTTGAGATTGAAGTACTCAAGAAAGCAGCTGATATGTATGGGTACACACCTATGATTCGTGTTCACATTATGAGTGAAGGTGGTGATCTATTTGCAGGTATCGCTGCCATGAACGTCCTAGAGAAGTCTCGTGTGAAGGTTACTACAATTGCTCAAGGGTCGTGTTGCAGTTCTGCCACCTTCATGCTACTTGGTGGATCGGAGAGACTCATGGGTATGAATGCCCATATCCTCATTCATCAGATTAGTACAGGTGAATTTTGGGGTAATTACGAAGAAATGAAGGATGAAGTGAAATCATGTGGCAAGTTCATGAAGGCCATCAAAGACATCTACATGAAAAAGACGAAAATTCCAGATAAAAATTTCAAGAAAATGATGAAGAAGGACGTATACCTCCCTTCGTCTAAATGTTTAAAATATAAGATCGTTCACGGGATTGCCTAATGTCGACCGATCGTTTATACAATCCCAAGATGACGAGACATATAAAAATTATACACAACGTGTTTAAATTAAAATTGTCCTCATCTGGCAACCTAAGTCGCTCCATCCTACCATAATTGACAACTGGTAATTCAGACATCTATTTAAAACGTACATTTTATTATCGTATAATGGAACGCCTTATCCGCCAAGACAAGCACGATCGTCAGCGATACATTGACATCCGGGTTGAAGACCTGAAGAATGGAACTGCTGACATTGTGAAGACTTCTGGTATCGTGGGGAGTGACAAGTTTACTGAATCACGAACCAATGTGAAGACTGGTTATGAGAAAGCTCTCAAGCGAGCTCAAACCATGTGGAATAATGAGCATGCAAAGTGTAATCAGGTGTTGCCCATGCTTGCGAACAAATGGGAAGATCGTAAAAAATACATCTCTCAACCTTTTTACGTTCAACCCAAACTCGACGGGGTTCGTCT